GGCAGCTACTTCAGCTGATCCGGTCACCCAGTACGCGCGCGAGGTCGCGGCCGGCACGCGCATCGCCGGTCCGCACGTGCGCGCTCAGTGTCGCCGCCACCTCGCCGACCTGGAAAACGGCGCCGCGCGCGGCCTGGTCTGGGACCTTGCGGCCGCGCAGAAGGCGATCGGCTTCTACGAGAATGTGCTGAAGCTAAACGGCGGCGACTTCGAGGGACAGCCGTTCAAGCTGCTGCCGTGGCAGAAGTACGTCGTCGGTAGCCTGTTCGGGTGGAAGACCGACGACGGGTACCGCCGCTTCCGCGTTGCCTATGTCGAGACGGCCAAGGGCAGCGGCAAGTCGCCGCTGGCAGCCGGCGTCGGCATGAAAGGGCTGGTCGCGGACAATGAGCCCCGGGCCGAGGTCTACGCCGCGGCGACGAAGAAGGATCAGGCGATGATCCTGTTCCGCGACGCCGTTGCCATGCACGACCAGTCGCCCGAGCTGCTCAAGCGGTTGACGAAGAGCGGCACCGGCGAAAAGGCATGGAATCTGGCGTACCTGCAGACTGGGTCTTTCTTCCGGCCGATTAGCAGCGACGACGGCCAGTCCGGCCCGCGTCCGCACGTTGCCCTGATCGACGAGTTCCACGAGCACAAGACGGCGATGGTGCTCGAAATGATGCGCGCGGGTACGAAGAGCCGGCGCCAGGCGCTGATCTTCATCATCACCAACTCCGGGGCAAGTCGGAAATCGCCGTGTTGGAACTATCACGAATACGCAGGCAAGGTTGCCTCCGGCGAGTTGCAGGATGATGCGTTTTTCTCCTACGTGTGCGCGCTGGACGATGGTGACGACCCGTTCGAGAGCGAGGATTGCTGGCCGAAGGCAAACCCCAGTCTGCAGGACGCCAACCTCCCTGGCTACAAGTACATCCGGGAGCAGGTGACCACCGCGCGCGGCATGCCATCGAAAGAGGCGATCGTGCGCCGGCTGAACTTTTGCCAGTGGACGGACGCCGAGTCGCCATGGATAAGCCACGAGGTCTGGAAGGGCGCGAAGCTGGAATACGACGTCGAGTCGTTGCGAGGGCGCCGCGCTGTCGCTGCGCTCGACCTGTCGAGTACAACCGATCTTACGGGGCTGGTGTTCCTGGTGCAACCGGTCGAGCCGGGCGAGCCGTGGAAGCTGGTCCCCTACGCCTGGCTGCCCGATGCCGACCTGGATCGACGCGCGCAGCAGGACCTTGTGCCGTACGTCGAATGGGTGGCCGAGGGGCTGCTCAACACGACGCCGGGCCGTGCGATCAGCAAGCGTGTGATCCTGCAGAAGCTATCCGCGCTGTGTGACTTCTTCGAGATCGTCGCGTGCGCGTACGACCGCTGGCGGATCGAGGACCTGCTGCAGATGGCGGCCGATGAGGGCATCAGCCTCCCGCCGATGGAGCCTTTCGGTCAGGGCTACAAAGACATGAGTCCGGCGCTGGAAACCTTCGAGGCTATGCTGCTGAACGACGAGCTTGTCCACAACGGGCACAAGGTGCTGACGATGTGCGCCGGCAACGCGATCACCGACCAGGACGGCGCCGGCAACCGCAAGCTGGACAAAGAGAAGGCGACTGGGCGCATCGACTTGATCGTCGCCGCCGTAATGGCCGCCGGCCTGATAACTCGCGCGGCAGAGCCGACGAAATCATTTTGGGACACAGATTGAAATTCCTCGACCGCATCTTCGGGCGTAAGGCAGCCCAGCTCACATACGACCAGGTCGCGGACCTGATCGACGGCACGGGCGACAGGATCATCGCTGGTGTGCACGTGAGCGCGAAAACCGCGCTGCAGGTGGCGACCGTGCTGGCCTGCGTTAAGGTCATCGCAGAGGGCTGCGGGACACCGAACCTGGGCGTATTCCGAGAAAAGGACGACGGCCGCCGCGAGCGTGCGGTCAACATTCCGGAGTACCGGCTGCTCTCGCGGCGGCCTAACGAGTGGCAAACATCGCTGGAGTGGCGAAAAATGATGACCGCTCACGCTGTGCTGACCGGCACCGGGCTGTCGATCAAGGTGCGCGGCGACAACCGCCGGGTGCGCGAACTGATTCCCATCGAGCCTGGCCAGTGGGACGTCCGCCGCATCTCTCGCTACGAACTGCGGTACCGCTGCTGGGACGAGTTTGGCCTGATCGGTGAGTTCGAGCCTGACGACGTCTTCCTGATCCATGGACTCCAGTGGAACTGGACGAAGAGCCTGGATGCGGTCAAGTTGGCGGCTGCCGCGGTCGGCTTGGCCATGGCGACCGAGCGTAGTCAAGCTGCCATGCACGAGAATGGTCTGCGGCCGAGCGGCATCTACTCGGTGGAGAAAACGCTCGACGAAAAGCAGCACGAGCGGCTGACGGCATGGATCCGGAAATTCGCTGGCGTACACCGCACGGGCGAGCCATTCGTGCTGGACAACGGGGCAAAGTGGCTGTCAACCGCACTGACGGGCGTCGACGCGCAGCACGTTGAAACGAGGCGCCTGCAGATCGAAGAGATCTGCCGCCTCTACAGCGTATTCCCAATCATGATCGGGCACAGCGATAAGGCTGCCACGTTCGCCAGCTCCGAGGCGTTCTTCGCCGCGCACGTCAAGCACACGCTGACACCCTGGCACCGCACCTGGACGCAGCGAATCGACGAGATGTTGTTGGACGGCTCCGGCCCGCTGTTCGCGGAGTTCGACGTGCGCTACCTGACGCAGGGCTCGATGGCCGATCGCGCACAGTGGGCGCGGACGATGACGGAGCTCGGCATCTACACGCGCAACGAGATCCGCGACATGGAAGGCATGGATCCGATCGACGGCCTCGACGAACCCCTCACGCCCCTCAATATGAGTCAGGGCAACCAAGGAACCAACGATGCAAAAACGAACCCTCCCGCGTGATCTGGAGCGCCGCGACACGGCAGGCGGACGCGAGGTCCGCAACATCGCATTCGAGCTCAAGGCTGCAGGCGACGACGGCACCGTCGAGGGCTATGGCTCCGTGTTCGGCGTGCGCGACGACTACGACGACGTGATCGCGCGCGGAGCCTACATGGCCTCACTCGCAGCGCACAAGACGGCTGGCACGATGCCAGCAATGCTCTGGCAGCACGACCCGAGCGCGCCAATCGGTGTCTGGACCGAGATGGCCGAGGATAGCAAAGGCCTGAAGATCAAGGGACAGTTGGCCCTGGATACCGTCAAGGGCAAGGAGGCGCACGCACTGCTCAAGATGGGGGCGATCAACGGCCTGTCGATCGGCTTCATTGCGAAGCAGTGGGCATACGACCGCGAGACGGACGTGCGCACGCTGACCGAAATCGACCTCTGGGAAGTCTCCCTGGTCACGTTCCCCGCGAACGACAAGGCGCGCATCACCGGCGTCAAGGCGGCAGACGTCGCCGGCATCAAGACCATTCGTCAAGCCGAACAAGCCCTGCGGGATGCGGGTTTCTCGGCGGACGCGGCCAAGGCGCTGATCGCCGAGGTCAAACGCATCGCTTTGGATGAGCGGGACGCTCATGAAGCTGCTGCGGCGCTGAAGGCGGCCGACCGGCTGCTCCAATCCCTCACCTCGTGAAAGAAGATCACATGAAGAAAACCATCCTGCTGGCCGCGACCATGGCCGCACACTTTGCCGCGTTCCAGTCCAAGGCCGCGGTGGTCCCGTACGAAAAGCGCGACGAGCCGACCCTGCGCTCCGTCGCCGAAGCGATCGACCGGATCAACACGGCGTTCAGCGAATACAAGCGCACCAACGACGAGCGTATCGAAGCGATCAAGTCCGGGAAGTCGACGGCTGAGTTCGACGCCAAGCTGGCAAAGATGGACCAGGCCCTGGATTCGCTGAGCGAGCAGAAAAGCCGCCTGGAAAAACTCGAAGGCAAGCTCGCGCGGCCGGGCGCGCTGGGTGGCGGCGAGGTCGATCAGAAGGAATCCGCAGAAGCGATCGCGTACAAGGGCGCGTTCCTGGCATGGGTGCGTAACCCGAACGACCCTGAACGCCGCGATGCCCTGTACCGCCGTGGCAAGGAACTGAAGAAGGTCGAAATGCGGGCCGCGCCTGCGGGCGACGACGACGCTGACTGGGCTCAATACGAAACGCGCTCGACGCAGACTGTCGCCGGCACGGGCTCTGCCGGCGGCTACGCGGTGCCGAAAATGATCGAGCAGCAGATCGCGCGCTTGTCCGTCGACATTTCGCCGATCCGGCAGATCGCGACCGTGCGCACCGTCGGTACCACCGACTATCACGAGCTGTTCGATGTGAACGGCGCGGGCTTCGAATGGCTGGGTGAAGGTGACACCCGCAATCAGACCAACACGCCGGACCTGCAGGAAATCGTGCCGACCTTCGGCATGGCATCTGCCAAGCCGCAAGCATCGGAAGAATCGCTGGAAGACCTGTTTTTCGATGTTGAAAGCTGGCTGATCGATTCGGCGTCGGAGGCGATCGGCCAAGGCGAAGGTGCTGCTTTCGTCGGTGGCAATGGCACGAAGAAACCGACCGGCTTCTTGGCAGGTCTGGCACCGCTCGCAACGGCGGATAGCGTGCGTGCGTTCGGCGCACTGCAGTACATCGCGTCCGGCCAAGCCGCAGCGCTGCCGACTAACCTCGACACGTTCTACGACATGGTGTACGCGCTGCGTGCCCGCTACCGCAACAACGCGCGCTGGGTGACGTCGAAGCTGCTGCTGGCGTCGCTGCGCAAGTACAAGGATTCGACCGGCCAATACATGTGGCAGAACGCTGTCGCAGCCGGTCAGCCGAATAGCTTCATGGGCTACGAGGTGGTCGAAGCGGAAGACATGCCGGCTGTGGCGGCGAACTCGTTCCCCCTGGCGTTCGGTGACTTCAAGGAAGGCTATCTGATCTGCGACAAGGTCGGCATGCGCATCACTCGTGACGAAATCACCACGCCGGGCTTTGTGAAGTTCTACGTGCGCAAGCGCGTGGGCGGCAAGCTGCGCAATTCGCAGGCGATCAAATTGCTGAAGATCGCGGCGTCGTAACCCATCAACCCGAGGCGGGCCACTGCGGTGGCCCGTCAGCTTTCCGGAGCAGCAATGAAACTGATCGCAAAACAGAACTTTAGCTGGGCGCACCGCGGCGTCGAGGTCGAGCACTTCGAAGAGGGGGCCGAGATCGAGACCGAAGACCAGGATCTGATCGAGGTATCGACCAACGAAGGCTGGACGGCGCCGGCCGATGGCGACGCTGCGGCGCCCGCCGCTCGCACGCGCGCCAAGAAGTAATCACCGCGCCCGGGCAATTCGGGGCGCTTCCCTAACCGAACATTGAAAGGCAGCCGATGGCCGCATTCCAGAAATTCAACGCGTTCGTCGAGGCGCTCGCGAAGAAGAAGCACAACCTGGCGACCGACCAGCTGGTGATCCTGCTGACGAACACGGCGCCGAACGCGGCCACCGCGGCGGTGACGGCGGACATCACGCAGATCAGTTACACGAACTGCTCGTCCCGCAACGTGACCACGACGTCGTCGACGCAGACTGGCGGTACGCTCAAGCAGGTGTTGGCCGATCTGACGCTGACCGCTGCCGGGGGCACCGTCGGCCCGTTTCGTTACGCGGTCCTGGCCAACGCCACGGCAACGAACGGCGACCTGATCGGCTCCTACGACTACGGTTCGAGCATCACGCTGAACGACGGCGAGAACATCCTGATCGACTTTGACCAGGCCGCCGGCGCTTTCACCCTGGCCTGATCATGACCCCAGAACAGCAATCAATCCTGCGCGCTGCCGCGCGCGCAAACGTGGCGTGCGCCCAGCCGCTAGCCGATCGGGACCTCGTCGAGCTGGCGCGGATCCTGTCGGACGGCCGCACCCGGCCCTCGTCACGCGAGATCGGCAACGGCACGGTGCTCGAGACGCTCGGCATCGAGGCCGGCAACAAGCTGCTAGACCATATCCAGTCGGCGCCGGAGTTGCGCTATGTGAAACCGCTGCTCGAGCAAGGCCGGCTGATGATCGGCTCGCCGGTTGTCCAGGCGGCGCTGCAGTCGTTCGTCGCGCTCGACAATGTACTGACCCAGGCCGATGCCGACAAGCTGTGCGCTCTGGGCCGGGAGCCCGATCCGCTGGCGCCGCAGGACCTGGCCGAAGCACTTTTCAACGCCGACGGCACGGAGAAATAACGAATGGCGATCACCAAAACCGCGACGACGTTCCATGCGGCTTCGACTGTGGGCGCCGGCCTCACGCGCACAAATGCGCAGCGTCTCAGCTCGCTGGACGTTAGCGGATACCGGCGTGGCACGGTGACGTACGAACTTGCGAACGGTGTCAACGCACCCGGCGCGGCCCCGCAACTCGTCCTGCAGCAAAGCAATGATGGCGGCACGACCTGGCGCGACTTCGCCCTCGTCGGCGGCAACACGACGTCGAGCGGCGCGACCGCGTACACGGACCCTGCCGGCATGCCTACGGGCTCGGTCGACATTCCGCCGGGGGCCAAGATGCTCGGCGCGGTCTGCTATGGCCACACGACAAACAGTGTGCGTGTCACGCTCGAATTTTCGGGCGAGGTCGGCTAAATGGTCGCGCTGCGCAGCCAGCCGCAGGGCCTCGTGCGGCTCGACCGCGCGCGGGACATGTTCGCCGGCGCGCTGGGCGTCATCAACGCGCCGCACATCTTTAACCTGGCGACCGGCGTTGCCCTGCGTACCGCCGGCACAATCCCGAAGCCTGCCCGCGTGGGAGCCCAACACGGCGTCGTGCTGCCGTTCCGTCAGAGCTGGTACGTCGAAACGGAAGTATTGCCGGCCATCGGTACGGCATCGTTTACCGAGTTCTGGATCGGCTACCCGAGCGCGATGACGGGAACGCCGGGCGGTTCGGTTGAGCCATCGTTCGTGACCGGGTCGAGCGCAAATAAGAGTGGAATTTGCACGAGTGTTGGGGTGTACCGGACGGCGACGGCTGACGGTTCGACCAGATCGAACACCACTGTCGGTACGTCTTGGGGTGCCGTCGTCAACTGGGGGGCGACGTACTACCTCAACAGTGCGAATGACGTGCCGACGGTCGGCGAGCTGACGATCCTCGTCGTCGTTCGGCGGCAAACGGGCATGGAGTTCTGGCGAAACGGCCGGATGGTCAACTTTATTGCCGGAGCGCCCGTCAGCATCCCGACACAGTCGTTCATTTGCGGTAGCTTCATCGAGTCCTCGAGCTGGTATTCGGCGAGTGACACACTGCTTGCGGGGCGTGTGTTGGGCGAGTGGTCCGCCGATCAGGCGCAGCGGTTCACATCGAGCTTGACGGCCGCCGTCGGCATGACGTTCGCAGCGCTGACCGACGACGGGGATCATGCCGCGCCGGCGGCAAGCTTGACGCTGACAGCGGAGCCCGGCGCCTTCGCACTGGCTGGCATGGCCGCTGACGTGCGTGCAGCGCGGCGTCTGTCAGTGGTCCCAGGGGTGTTCGCCTGGAGCGGCGAGCCGGTGAGCCTCGCGACGACGCGTCGCTTGCCGGCCGGGCAGGGCTCTTTCTCGCTTTCTGGTGGCGCGGCGCGACTTTTCGTAGGCCACGTGTTGTCGGCCGGTGTTGGCGTGTTCGCGCTGTCCGGTTCGGCAACGTCGCTGCGCGCGGCGCGCAAGTTGCCGGCGCAATCGGGAGCATTCACGCTGTCGCCGGGCAGCGTGCAGATGGTGTACACACCTGCAGCCGGACCGGGTGGGCCGACATACACGCTGACGGCGGTCGCCGGGGCGTTCGCATTGACGGTCGGAGCGGCCGGGTTGCAGGCACACCGGCGAATGTCCGCTGCGTCGACCGCGTTCGGCTGGTCCGGCGCGGCAGCGTCGTTGTTGGCTGGCCGTCGCATTCCGGCATCAGTGGGCGTGTTCGCCATGGCCGGCGGCGCCGCGACATTGCGCGCTGCCCGCTGCGTTCCCGCACAGGCGGGAACGTTCAACCTTGCCGGCGCCGATGCGCAGCTGCGTTACAGCGCACAGGTCGCATATGCGCGTGCGCCGGCTGGCGCCGGCTACGCGCCGAAGCAGCATTACAACGAAGGCCGGCCGGCTGCCACGGGCGGCTCCAGACCCGCCACATTGCAAAGGAATAATCGATGATCGATAGATTGATCGCCCCGCCGGCCGGGCTGGCGGTGTCGATGGTCGCGGCGCGCGCATCCGCGCGCACGAGCGGTGCGGCGCTGGATGCGGAGCTGGAGCAGAAGGTACGGGACTTCACGGAGGACGCCGAGCACCGCACCGGTAGGGCCCTGATCACGCAAACGTGGGAGGTGACACTGGACGCCTTCCCGGACGCGATCCGGCTGCCGCACGCGCCGCTGGCCAGCGTCGCGTACGTCAAGTTCTACGACGTCGACGGCGTGCTGCAGACGCTGGACCCGCAAGACTACCTGGTCGACGCGAAAAGCGAGCCGGGCTACGTGGTGCCGGCGCCAGGCCGCGCCTGGCCGGCGACAGCCGCACGCATCAACTCCGTCGAGGTGCAGTACGTGTGCGGCTATGGGCCGGACGAGACGTCGGTGCCGGCCGCGATCAAGGGTTACATCTTGGGCATGATCGAGAACGACTATTTCCCGAACCCGAACGTGCAATATCTGTCTCGCAAGCTCGACCGTTACTGGGTGCCGGGATGACGGCGCCGTTTCGGAAGGACGAGCAAGTCACTATCGAGCGGCGCACGACAGTGCGCGATCCGGAGTACGGCACCGAGATACCGGGTGCTGAAGGCTGGGAGGTCTTGGCCGATCGCATATGGGCGAACGTACAGGACCAGCTACCCAGCCGCGGCGAGAGTATGGCGAACGGCGTGATCACGGCGGTGACGCGCACGCGGCTGCGCATCGACATCGACAACCGAATTACGACCGCTATGCGGGTGACGCTGCACGGCAGGGGGGATCGGCTCATGCAGATCATCGCCGGCCCGGCGCAGCTGGACGACCGGCGCAACGTCGAATTTATGTTGGAGGGATATTCGCATGTCTGACGAAGCGATCATCGGCGGGCGCGAGCTCGACGCATTCCTGCAACAACTTCCCGTCAAGGTGGAGCGGAACATCATGCGCGCAGCGATGCGCGCGGGCGCGAATGAATTCAAAAAGGGCGCGCAAGACGCCGCCCCCGTCGACGACGGCGACCTGCGCGCGAGCATCCGTGTCACGACCAGGTCGAAGGGCGGCACCGTGTACGCATCGGTTAAGGCGGGCGGCAAGAAGGCGCCGCATTGGCACTGGGTCGAGTTCGGCACCGCCGCTCACAAGATCAAGGCGAAGCCGGACCACGCGCTGGCGTTCAACGGCGCAGCTGTGCGCGAGGTTGATCACCCTGGTGCTCGGGCTCATCCATTCATGCGCCCGACCTTTGACTCGCACGCGGCCGCGGCGATCGCCGCGACGGCGGCGAAGATTCGACAGCGCCTGACGAAGGAAGGTATCAACGTGCCAGCCCCGGAGGAATCGTGAGCGTGAAGGTCATCCGTGCGCTGTTGGTCGCTGCCGCGCCAGTCATGGCACGTGTACCGGCGGATCGTATTGTCGCTGGCGATGTGCCCGTGGACGCGTCTCTGCCAGCGATCGGCATCAAGGAAATCAGCTCGGTACCGGCCGGCGCCTTCGACGCCCAGGCCGAGTATTCGATTGTCACCAGTCGCGTACAGGTGACGGCCATATCCCCTGCGTATCCGGACGTGAAGGTTTTGCTCGACCTGGCGCGGCGGGCCTGCAACTTCCAGCGGGGCGTGCTCTCGGGAGTCGACGTCATCAGCGTCGTGCGCGACGCTGTCGGGCCGGATCTTTCGGATACCGCCGGCAACAGCTTCCAGAGCATCGATTTCAAGGTCACCTACCACGAGTCGAACCAGTAACGACAGCAGCATCAACCCGGGCCCGCACAGCTTTCGCTTGCGGGCTTTTTTCATTTCCGAAGGAGAACCATGGGCACCGGCAGCGGAGTTTATAAACAGGTCACCTACAAAGTGGAGACCACCTACGGCGTCATGCCATCGGCCGCGAGCGCGCAGTCGCTGCGCCGTGTCACCTCGTCCCTCGACCTCACGAAGGACACCTATCAGTCGAACGAAATCCGTCCGGACTTCCAGGTGTCGGACTTCCGCCACGGCCTACGCAAGGTCGGTGGCTCGATCAGCGGCGAGCTGTCGGCCAAGACCTACGGCGATTTCATCGCCGCGGCCGTGAAAAAGGACTGGGTTGCCGGCGTCAGCGTGACGGGCGCTTCGATTACCGTTGGCGGGGCCACCGGCGCCTGGACGATCACGCGTGCGGCTGGGTCGTGGTTGACCGACGGCGTCAAGATCGGTGACGTCGTGCGCCTGACGGCCGGAGCGTTTAATGCCAATAACCTGAACAAGAACATCCAGGTCACGGCCGTGACTGCGCTGGGCCTGACCGGCATCACGCTGAACGGTTCCAACATGACTGCGGAAGGCCCGATCGCGAGTGCTACGTTGTCCGTCGTCGGCAAAAAGACCATGGTTCCGCAGACGGGCCACACGGACAAGTCGTTCTCGATCGAGCACTGGCACCCGGACGTCGGCGCCACGGGCGCGAGCGAGGTGTTCACCGGCTGCAAGGTCTCGAAGGTCACGTTCACGCTGCCCGCGACCGGCATGGCGACGGTTGCAGTCGAGTTCAGCGGGAAGGATGCGACGCCGGGCACGGCGCAGTACTTCACGAGCCCGACGCCGGTTACTGTGACAGGCGTGATGGCGGCCGTGAATGGGGTTGTCAAGGTCGGCACGGCTACCGGCGGCACCATCACCAGCGCGAGCATCGAGATCTCGTGCGCGCAGTCGAGCGAACCGGGCATCGGTTCGAACGTCGCTGACCAGGTCGCTACCGGGCGCGTCATCGTCACGGGCCAGATCACCGCGAAATTCGATTCGACCGCTCTGCGTGACTCGTTCTACAACGAGACCGAGACCAGCGCGTACCTCGCCTTCACGGCCGACAACACGGCAAGCTCGGACTTCCTCGCATTCGCCATCAACCGCCTGAAGACGAACGGTGCGTCGAAGGATGACGGCGAAAAGATCTTGATCCAGACGATCCCGTTCCAGGCGCTGCTGAACGCCGACGGCGGCGCCGGCCAGCCGGAAGACCTGACCACCATCGCCATCCAGGATTCGGCCGTCTAACCGTTTCGCCGCCACGTGCGGCAATCCAGGCACCGACTGGTCGCCGTCGCCTTTCGCGGGCGCGGCGGCCGGCACGGGCAATAAATCAACCTCTCCGCGAAAGAGAAAATCATGAACGCAAACGCTCAACCGTCCAACCTGCTGACCAAACTGGTGGACTCCCTGAACATCGACGCCTTCGACGACGTGCCGACCGGTCGCCTCGTCTTGGTGAACCCGAAGACAAAGGAACCGACCAGCACGTACATCGAACTGGCAAGCCCGGAGCACGAATCGCGCAAGCGCATCGATCTCGCGCGCACCCGCAAGCTGCGTGCCGAGTTCGCGGCCACGGGCAAGATGCCGTCGACGGATCCTCTGGAAGACCAGGAAGACGAGACCGATTATCTGGTCGCTTCTGTCCTCGGCTGGAACATCGCCCGTGCTGGCCAGCAGGTCGAGTGCACGCCGACCAACGTGCGCGCGCTGCTCACTGACCCGACGAAGCAGTGGCTGCGCGGCCAGGTGCGCGCAGGCATCCACAAAACCGAGCTTTTTATCGCCGACTCCGCGAAAGCCTGACGGAGTGCTGCCGCGCCGAGTACGAGCTGTCGGCGCGGCTCGGTGACGGCGCCACGCTGCGAACGCACCTGCAGCGCGCCGCGAAGAACACTGGCGAACAAGACCCGCGCCTGAACATCGAATGGCCGCGTGCGGGGCGCCCGATTTGGGATGCGTTCCGCCGCATCGGTCGTTCGATGACGACGAATGGTCCCGGGCCGATCACGCCGCTGGACATCTTGGCATACCAGACGCTGTATGGCTTGACGTTCACGCCGTGGGAGCTCGAGGTAATCGACGCGTTCGATGCGATCGCGCTCGAGGCGATGCACGAGAAAGACTGAAGGGCGCCCACGCGGCGCCCGTTTTCATTGGAGAACCGGATGATCATCGGCGACATGGAAATCCGCCTGCGCGCCGACATCGCGCGCCTGCAGCGCGATATGGACGATGCCCGCCGCGTTGTCGGTGGCGCCGTGAACGGAATCGCCGAGATGGCGAAAATGGCCAGGGGAGCGTTGATCGGCATGGCCGCGGGCATTTCGTTTGCCGCGCTCCTGCACCAGGTCGTCGACGCCCAGCGCGAATTCGACAAACTGAACGCCTCGCTCATCACTGCGACGGGATCGACCACGAATGCCGCGGTCGCATTCAAAGCGCTGCAGTCGTTCGCCGCCACGACGCCGTACAGCGTGCAGGAGGCGACCGAGGCGTTCATCAAGATGCGCAACCTCGGCCTGGATCCTTCGGAGCGCGCGCTGCGCTCCTACGGCAACACGGCGGCGGCAATGGGCAAGGGCCTCAATCAGATGGTCGAAGCTGTTGCAGATGCCGCGACAGGCGAGTTCGAACGTCTGAAGGAATTCGGCATCACTGCCAAGCAGAACGGGGACCGCGTTGCCCTGACGTTCAAGGGCATGACGGCCAATATCGGGAACAACGCAAAGGAGATCCAGGACTACCTGCGCAAGATCGGTGAGACGGACTTCGGCGGTGGCATGGAGCTGCGCGCGGCGACTTTGGACGGCGCGATCAGCAACCTGGGCGACACTTGGCAGAGTACCCTGCGCACGATCGCATCCAACGGCATCGGCGAGGCCATGCTGTCAGGTGTACTGGCCGTCAGCGGCGCGCTGCAGGACCTGAGTGCGATCCTTGACGCAGTCGGCGGCGCGGCCAGCAAGGAAGGGAAGGCGGTGCAGGAGGCCAGCGGACTGCATGTCGTCCTGACGACGACCTTCGAGGCCCTGGCTGTCGTGGGCACGAACATCGCTTACGTCTTCCAGACGATCGGCAAGGACATCGGCGCATTCGCCGCGCAGGCCGTGATGCTGTTTAGCGGTGGCATGAAAGGGCTCGTCGACGGATCCTCGCTAAAGGCGGTCCAAGACATCGGCCGTGCGCGCGTGGCCGAGGCCGAGGAGGAGCGCAAGGCCGTCGACGCGAAAAGTGACGCTATCCTTGGCGCCGCAAAGAAATCCCAGGCCGCGCAGGACGCAGAAACGGAGAACCTGAAAAAGAACACGACCGACCGGCTCGCGCAGTTTGGTCTCGTTCTGACGGCTGAGCAGAAGCGGGATAAAGCGCTGAATGACACGCTGGACCTGCGCAACAGGCTGAATGGCGTGAACGCCCAAACGGCCGGCGAATTGAGCAAGCTGAAGACTGCCCTCGACACCGGGGCCATCAGCCAGGCCGAGTACAACCGCTACGTTGCCCAGGTCAATAAGGACGCAACCGAGAATTCGACCGTCTACAAGAATGCAGTAAAGCAAATCGATTTGCAGACGTCTGCACTGCAGCGGCAGGCGGCGGCTCGCGCGTTCGACAATCAGCAGGCTCAGCTGCAGATCGATTTCCTGAAACGTACCGGGCAGTTGAACGACGAGGACGCCATCAACAAGGCGGCCGATGCGGACCTGAGGGCTTTGCGCGACCAGCGTGATGCCTTGGAAGCGCAGAAGAAGCTGCAGAGCGGCAAAATCGACAATCAGGGCAAAGTACGTGAACTGCAGGGGCAGATAGACCAAGCCGGCCGTGACATCGATACGCGCGAGCTGAAGCGCGGTAATGACCTGTTCGAACTGGACCAGAAGCGGTACCGCGAGGCGGCCGGTAATTACGCGGACATCCTCGAGGCGACGCAGGCTCAGTCGAAGGCCCAGCAGGATGCGGTGCGTGATGGCCAGGATGAGATCGACATGCTCGGCATGACGTCGAAGCAGATCGCCGAGGTCACAGCGCAGCGCTTGCGCGATCAGGCCGCAATCCTCGAGCAGCGTGCCGCGACCCAAGACCTCGTGGATTGGACTGGCCAACTTGGCGCCGAGAGCCGCAAGCAGGCGGAAGCGCTGCGTGCCCAGGCCGACCAAACGGTGCTGAAGGAGGAGCTGACCCGCCAGAAGGAACTGTGGGGCCAGATCGAGAGCACAGCCCACGACACTTTCATCAGCATCTTTGACAGCGGGAAGTCAGTATTCGACCGGTTGCGAGACACGCTGAAGAACGGTTTGCTCGAGCTGCTGTACCAGATGACCCTCAAGAAGTGGGTCTTCCAAATGCAGGCCGATTACGTTGGTTCAACGCTGGCCAGCGCGGGCGCATCGTCGGCGAGCGGGCTGACTGGCGCCGCGAACACGGCCGTCAACGGCGCGTCGCTCCTCAAGGGCGGAAGCCTTCTGAACGGTGCTGGCAGCGCGATCGCCAGTGTCGGCAATTTTGTCGGATCGAGCTCGCTCTCGGCGTTCGGTGCCGGGTTCGCTGGAAACACGGCTGGGATGGCTACCACGGCTGCCGAGACGTTCTCGAGCGCCGGAATGGCGGCAGAAGCGAGCGCTGCAAGCCTTGGGGCGAGCGTGGCCGCGGCGCTGCCGTATGTAGCGGCAGCGGTCGCCGCATTCGCGATCCTGAAAAAGGGATTCGGTCATGGCGCAACGGAGGTCGGAAGCCAGGGCCTGCGCGGTACGTTGACGGCTGGCAGCGTCAGTGGTGAGTCGTACCAAAACCTGCACCAGGATGGCGGCTGGTTCACCAGCGATCGGAACTGGACCGATACAAAGGCTCTCAGCGCCGAATTGAGCAAGCAGCTCACCGAGGGGCTGACGTCGATCGAGACGGCCACGGCCGGTTTCGCGAAGTCGCTGGGCGTGTCGGCCGATTGGATCACCAGCTACAGCAAGACGTTCGACATCAAGCTGACCGGAGACCAGACGAAAGACGCACAGGCAATCACCGATTTTTTCAGTGGTGTGAGCGACGAAATCGCTTCGCGCCTGGTGCCGAACTTATCCGATTTCACGAAGTCGGGCGAGACGGCCGCCGCCGCTCTGGAACGGCTTGCAGGTGACTTCCAAGGGACGGACCAGGTCGCGCAGCTGCTGGGCAGGTCGGCCAATGCCATGTTCGGCGCGGTCGGGCTGGAGTCGGCAACGGCACGCGAAAAGCTGATCAGCGCGGCCGGTGGGTTGTCGACGTTGAGCCAGCAGGCGCAATCGTTCAACCAGGGCTTTCTGACGGACGCCGAGCGGCTCGTGCCAGTCCAGAAGGCGCTGTCCGATGCATTGTCGTCTCTCGGCTATACCAGCCTGCAGACGCGCGATGATTTCAAGAGCGCGATCAACGGGCTTATCGAGTCGGGCGCGTCGGCAACGGACGAGGGCGCGAAGAAGTTGGCCGGCCTGCTCGCGTTGACGGACGTGTTCGCGCAGGTGCATCCGGAAACGGCGACGAAGGCTCTGCAGGAGAAGCAGGATCTGCAGGACCAGCTCGACGAATTGACGATGACGTCGACCCAGCTGCTGGCCAAGCAGCGCGACGCCTTGGACGACAGCAACAAGGCATTATTCGACCAGGTGCGGGCGATCAAGTCGGTGAAGGATGCCGCGACCGTGCTGACGGGCGACGTCGACAGCGCGTTCTCCGTACTGCAGAAGGTGGTCGAGCGCGAAAAGGCTGCGGTCCAGACGACGATCGATGCACATCAGGCAGCGGTCGACGTGCTGCAGGGCTTGGCCGACACGATCAAGAGCACGCTGAGCAGCCTGAGCACGTCGGATCAGAAGTTTATGGAACGATCCCGTGCGCAAGCCGAGATCCGCGCCGACCTGGCGATCAGGAAGGCCGGCGGCACGCTGTCGACCGATCAGATCGAGTCGCTGAAAACGGCGCTGGGGGCGGTGACACAGGATGCGTCCGGCAAGTTCGCGACGTATCAGGAATACCTGAAGGACCTGTACCAGACGCAGTCCGACATCGCGCAGCTCGGCGACGTCACCGACGATTCGCTGTGGGTGGAAAAGGCTGCACTGGAGGCCGCGCAGGCGCAACTGAAGTCGCTCGACTCGGCCCTGACGAAGGCGCAGGACCAGATCGACGTGCTGAAGGGGCAGTCGACCACGCTGCTGTCGATCGATCAGGCGATACAGGGTCTTTCGACCGCGATCCTGGCCGCGCAGGCGAACCCGGTTGTGTCGGCTACTTCGGCTATCAATACGGCTTACCAGAGCTCGCTCGGTCGGTCGGCGGACTCCACAGGCCTGGCGTACTGGCAGCAGCAGGCAGCCTCGGGCGTGCCGGTCGGTGACATCACTCAGGCAATCGCAACCTCGCCAGAGGCAACGATCCGTGGAATGTACGACACGATGCTTCACCGTTCGGCAGGTGCAAAAGAGCTCAATTACTGGCTCACGCAGATGAGGAACGGCACGAGCCTGTCGGCGATCAGTAATGCGATCGCTACCAGCAGTGAGGCGCTCGGGAAGGTGCCGGGCTTCGCAACCGGCGGCGACTTTGGCGGCGGCTGGCGCATCGTTGGCGAGAACGGTCCGGAGCTCGAGGCAACTGGCCCTGCTCGCATCTTCAGCGCGAGCAAGACGTCGGACCTGTTCTCGCGTTTCACCAGCCCATCGAGCAACAACGACGCGCTGGTAGCCGAGGTGAAAGCTTTGCGCCAGGAAGTGCAGGCGTTCCGCCTCGCAAACAGCGCCGAAAACCTGGCCATCGCCAAGCATTCGGCCAAATCTGCCGATGCGCTGGACGGTGCTGTAAATGGCGAGCGGCCGCTGCTCACGGCAACTGAATAAGGTAAATACCTATGATGATTATCGACCCGGTTGTGCTGGGCGACGTGGCTTGCACGCGCGCGTCGCCCAAGTGGGTATTTGATCGAGCCGGCACACTAGTACAGGTGCCAGCCAATACCCTGGCGGTGACATATGACCCAAGCGACCTGACGAAGGCGCCGTATGCGCTGGCTGAGCAGGCGGCGACGAACGTTATCCCTTACTCGAGTGATTTCGGCGCGTGGTCGCGGCTGGGCGGTGGTAGCGGTAATCCGCCGGAAGTATCGCTTAATGCCGCCCCGGGTCCCGATGGGTCGTTGACCGCAGCACGCATAGTCTTCAATTCAAACTCAGGTCTCACGCTTGATGATAAGAGCATCCTGGCATGCGTTCCGAGCCCGGTAACCTTGGGGAAAGCGTACACGTGGAGCATGCTTGTCAAGGGTCCAGCTGGCGGTAATTTGATGGTGCGCGGCGTTGGCACGGTCAACTACACGCTGGTGATTTTGACCGGGGCATGGCAGCTTATTCAGGCTACTGAAACAGCCGTGGCGCCTAATTTCGAGTTCGGGCTGCGTCAGGGCACGAACGTCGGACTGATCTTGGGGTCGCTCACTGTTGATGTGATGTTCGCGCAAATGGAGATTGGCACGCGCGCTACCAGCTATATCCCCACCGCTGGAGTGGCAGTTACGCGCGCGGCCGATGTCATCGCCTCTGGTGCCGGGCTGGTGTATTCGAACGTCCCGATCACGGAGACGGCTTATAGCAGCACGGCGACTTACGCGCAAAACGTGATCGTCTACGATCCGGCAACCTACATGCAGTACCAATCGCTCATCGCCAACAACACCGGGAAGGCGCTGACCGATATCACCTCATGGACTCCACTGCTGACGACTGTGAACCGCTGGTCGATGTTCGACCAGTACAACAACACGCAGACGAGCAACGCCGAGGAAATCATAGTCGTGCTTCAGCCGAAAGCGCTCGCGCAGGGCGTCTACATCGGCAATGCCGATGCGAGCGACATTCGCATCTCAACGTACGACCCGACGGACGGCGTGGTGCATCAGGAAACCCAGGATCTGATCATCTCGGATTCCGGTAGCTCGTTCTACAACTGGTGCTTCAAACGGATCCGCAAGAAGTCCTACGCCGTGTCGGTCCAACTTCCGCCTTACTACACTGGGCTTGTGACGATCTCGCTGAGGAAACCCGGCGGAACGGCGAAGTGCGGCATGTGCGTGCTCGGCCCGCTTGTCGACGTCGGCCTCTCGCAATACGGACTGTCGCGCGAGATTAAGGACTACTCGACCGTCAACTTCAATTTCGATGGCACGAGCAACGTCGTGAAACGCAATTTCGCAAAGATCATGGACGTCGATGTCCTTATCGACAACGTCTATATCGACAGCATTATCGAGTCCCTCGAGAACTACCGGCAGAAGCCCGTCGCTTGGATCGGCGCTGCGGCATATGGGTCCGCATGCCTGTATGGCACGTACACCAGTTTTAAGAACGTCATTCAATACCCGACTCAGTCGGCAATGAACCTGCAAATCCAAGGAACTGTTTAATGGCAATCACTACGTTGCTCGACCCTGCGCTGCTGCCGGCGCGAACGATGGACCAAGCCGCGTTCGACGACGCCATGGCATACCTGATGGCGAACCTGCCGACCTGGGGCGCACAGACGAATGCGCTCCAAGCCAACCTGAACAGCATCGCTGCTGGTGGAGCGTATGCGCTGGCGTATAAGTGGGGCTCCACAGTTAATGCCTCCATTGGTTTTACGCCAGGTGGTTTTGTCACCTTCGGCAACGGCGTCGATAATAATATTGTCGTTGCCCCCGCAAGTGCAACTGTACTGTTTTTAGACACAAAAGACGCGGCGGGCGCATCGACTTCCTCGTTGTTGCCCAGCCTTACATCCGGGAATACCAGCACGATCAAAGGGCACGTCAGGATCGTAAAACTAGGCGACCCAAGTAAATGGGCGCGGTTCTCCGTCACGGGGTTTAACCCGAACAGCAGCCTGTACAACAGCTTCTATATCTCATTCATTGACGCCAGCGGAACTACCCCGTTCGCAACAAGTGACTCCGTATTGGTCTACTTCCAGCGCACGGGCGACAAGGGCGATACTGGAGCTGCGGGTGTGACTCCTGGCACTTACGCTGCCAAAGTCAGTCACCGTATCGCGACCAGCACGGCGGGGGACTCAGTAGCCGGTGCAAATACCCGCGCGCTGAACACGGTTGAGAGCAATACCATTACCGGGGCCTCGCTGGCTTCGAATACGCTGACGTTGCCGGCTGGGACATATCGATACCGCGCCCGAGCTCCTGGCTATGGAACCGGCTACCACACCTGCTATCTGTACAACACGACTAGCAGTGCCATCGTAAATCAAGGTAGCACCTCATATAACGGCGTTTCTACTGACCAGAGCGACAGCACGGTAAGTGGCTATTTCACGCTGTCGGCGCAGTCGGGCATTCAACTTCGGCACAACTTTTCGAATGCCGTAACGAGTGGCCTTGGATTAGCCTCGAACTCTATCGGCTCTGGCATCAATGTTTACGCCGAACTCGAAGTGGAGAAACTCTCGTAAATGGACACCATGTATACCACTGCCGATGCACAGGGTTTGCTGAGCGCCCAGCCGATCAGCTACGTCACGTTTCTGCCCGATGGAAGCCTGGACGGCGGCTACCTGCAGGTGCCGCCTGAAGAGCATGCCGGCCGTATGATAGCGACCGATGACGACGTGCGCCTTGCCTGGGTTTTATACCGCGCCAATGATGCGCGAGACGGCGTCGAGGTCAAACCACCGTCGCCGATCGATCTCGCGGCGCTCAAGGTCGCAAAGAACGATGAGATCAACGCGTGGCGCGCCGCGGCGAACTTGTCCACCTTCCCTCACGCCGGCAAAGAGATCGCCTGTGATGCGCTGTCCCGATCGGACATCGACGGCGTCGCCAATAACATCGCGCTGTTCGGTGTTTTCCCCGAAGGCTTTCCCGGCGGCTGGAAGGCGACGGACAACACAATGATCCCGTTAGCCGACGTCGACGCATTTCGCGCCATGTACGCCTCGATGACCAGGCAGGGCACCGAGAATTTCAACCATGCCCAGACTTTGAAGGCGCAGCTCGCAGCAGCGAGTACGCCGGACGAGGTCGCGGCGATCGTATGGTGATGCCATGACCTTCCGCGCAGCGTTTTACAAAGGTGTGCACGCCGGCGTGCCGGGCATCTACAACCGCATCGTGCGCTGGTGGACGCGTAGCCCGTACTCGCACGTCGAACTGATCTTCTTCGACGGCGGTCCGGGCGCGGACAGCCAGGCCGCGTCCTCGTCCTACATGGACGGCGGTGTGCGGTTCAAGTGGTTCACATTCGACCCGGCCCTGTGGGACTTCGTCGATCTGCCGGATGCCCTGGCGCTGCCTGCGCTGAGGTGGTTCTACGAGCACGAGTACGACGCATATGACTTGCTCGGCAACCTGCACTTCGTCGTGTCGGCCGTCGGCGACGACAAGCGCAAGTGGTTCTGCTCGGAGGCGGTCGCCGCGGCACTCGGCATACCGGATCCTGCGCGATTTGATCCCGGGACGCTACACGCGGCCCTCAGCTTTCTCAACCAACCTGCTCCGGCAGGTTTTTTTACGCCTGCGGCGGAAAGCATTCAATGTTCGACCAGGTAAAACACGTCCTCGACGTCGGTTCGACCTTGGCTGCGGCCGTGACGGTCCTCGGCTGGGTCGTCAACGCGCTACCGCCGCTCGCGGCCCTCGCATCGATCCTCTGGATCGGATTTCAGTGGTACCACTCGGCGCCGATGAAGGAATGGCGCCAACAACGAAAGGCCAAGACATGAAGACCCAACTCATCGCCTGGGCGCAGGTGGCGCGCAAGAACGTGTGGGCGCTGCTGCTGGTGGCGTATCCGTTCGCTGATCAGATCATCGCCAGCATCGAAGGCTGGATGCCGGCTCTGGCGCCGCACCTCGGCGCGAACACCTTCCGCTACATGGGCCTGGCCATCGTCGCGGCAAAGGTCGGGCTGCAGGTATACCGCGGTTGGCTGCAGGTCAAAGTGCTGCTTACGAAGAAAGTTGGAGGTACGTGACATGGCGACGGACCAGATCAAGAAGTCGCGGCGCGGCCTGCTCGCCGTTGTCGGCGCAGTCTCCGCCACACTGCTGCTGGCGTTCACGCCAGTGCAGGAAGGGCGCGTCCTCAAGACGTACCGAGACATCGGCGGTGTACTGACGTATTGCGATGGCGCTACCGAGAACGCGCAGGCTGGCCGGAAGTACACGCCGGCCGAGTGCGACGCCCAGCTGGACCGTGACCTGGAGCGGCACGCCGCCGGCATCGCGAAGTGCGTACCGATGGACCGGCTCACTGACGGGCAGCGCGTGGCGTTCGTCGACGTCGCCTACAACATCGGTGTGCAAGCGTTCTGCAGCTCGAGCATGGCGCGGCGCGCGAATGCGGGCGACATGGTCGCCGCGTGCGATGCGCTGCTGCTGTGGAACCGGGCCGGCGGCCGCGAGGTGGCCGGATTGACGCGCCGCCGCGAGCGCGAGCGCGAATTATGCCGCCGGGGGCTGTCGTGAACCGCCTCGAGGACTTCGCCGTCCGCGTGATGCTGCTGATCGTGCTGGCGATTGCCGGCTGGTTTGGCCTACGACACTACGGCGCCGGCCGATATCAGGACGGCTACGCCGCGGCGGTCTTCTCCGGCAAGCAACAGCTCGACCGCGAGACTGCTACCAACCGTGAATCCGAGTCGGACCTGCGCGCTCAGCTGGCCACGCGCGACGCCGACGCTCATAAAAAGGAACAGGAACATGCCCAAGCTGTCGAAGTTGCTCAGCGTCGCGTGCGCACTGGCACTGACCGGCTGCGCTGCCCAGCCGGGCCAGTATCAGTCGCCGCCGCGCCCAACGATCGACCCGTTGCCACCGGATCTGCAACTGACGGAAAGGGATCGGACCTTGTGCCGGAGGTTGCTGCAGAGGTTCTCGGCGACGGAGCAGACGTTGCAGGACTCGTGCGGCGATACGAGCGCGTCGTCCAGCGGTTTGAAGCCTGCCGGGCTTTGAATGCGGTGCCGTAATGGAGTTCCACGTCATTACGCACAATGGTAGCTACCTGGTCATGGAGACTGAAGAGGGGCGAGTAGTGCAGGTGTGGCCTGCTCCACCGGAATCGCTGCCGCCTGCAGCTTGGTCTGGCGTCGTTCCAGCGGCCGGGTGAGCACACGCAGAATTGTGTCGTCCGTGATGCCGAGCTCACGCAAAGTGGTTTCGGCAAACCTCGTTCGATGGTTTGCCGTTGCTTGTAGCACTGCGTCGATAAGCAGTGCGGAGAAATGATCAGTTCGCCTGTTCATCTCTCCAGTTTGCCCCGAAGTAAGTCTGGTGACTTGCGTAACGTCAACAATGCTGCTCAGCAGCATGTGTAAAGCCCGAATTGTTGACTTACGTCAGCATTCCATGTTGCTGCGCATATTCGAACAGCGCATCGTTCATGCGTGTCTGCCAGCCATCTCCGGTAGCCTTGAAGGCATCGACCACGCGCGCATCCAGGCGAATACTGGTGGGCACTTTCGTGACTTGTTGAGCCGGGCGGCCGCGTCCGCGCTTCGGCTTCACCTGCGCCCATTCCTCATCGGTGTACGGGCGTGCGTCCGGATCCTGCATAGCCGCCTTCGTGATCGCAGCATCCTCGTCAGGGGTGGGGACAACCGTCCCCGGTTTAAGCTTCGGCATATCGTTTCACCTCTCTGGAATTCGCCTTGCGCAGGCTGATGATGCGGCGGACACTCTCACGATCGACATACACCACGTAATACAGACGAACGCCGATGTAGCCGATTGCGCACATGCGAGCTTCGCCGTAGTCCTGGCGGTCATCGCTCCAAGCCAAGGCTTCGTCCCATTCGAACTCAGCGGCGGCTGCGAGCGAAACACCGTGTTTTTCAGTGTTGGTTGCGTCCTTGACGGTGTCGTAAGTGATGTCCATGTAATTATTGTATATACGGCAAATGGAGAATGCAAGCGTTTTCCGTATATACGATAAATTACCTGATATACTGTATAAAAGCACAGTAAATAACATGACATTTAAGCCACCGCTGACAAAAGAGCAACTTAGGGAGATTCAAGACCGGAACTTGGACTCGGCCGACGTCCGTGCCCTCTGCTGGGAAGTTGCCCGTCTTCGAGCGTTGCTGCTCCGTGCCGACCAGTTGCAGAGGTCGCTCGGCAACTTGGCCGGCGGCCCGGGTATTGTGCTGTCCGCGTTCCGGAACGAGATCAAGGACGAGCCTTGCATCAAGGAATTTCCGCGAATCGGGGAATGAAAAAAGCCGCCTCAAGGGCGGCTTCTTTTTGTCTTCCGTTGGAAAATTCCCAAATTCGTTGGAAATCTCATTATGCGGAAAACTTAAATTCGCATAAGTCTTTGAATTCAAATTAATTCTTGGGGTGGCTGATGGGGCTCGAACCCACGACAACAGGAATCACAATCCTATCTTCCCAAGAAAAATGGCTCGAATTGTCGGGCAGCGTTCTCAACCATTTCGCCTAAGTATCGTATAGTTCTGCTTAAAGGTCTCAACGTATTGTCATTTTCTAGTTCTAAACACATGTTCAATGATATCTTTGGCTTTACATCAACCTTTATATTCTCTTGGAACTCGCCAGTGCATCCACTATAGTCTAATCGAAAAAGTTCACTTCCTTTAGACACGGGACCTACTCGCGCTTCCATTGCCATCCCATCTAACAAAAAATCTGCGCCGAGGCCAGTCGTGCTTGTTGCTACGATTGTGATAAAACGATGCTTATCATCGTTCGCTAAACGGTGCAAAACCCATAACCAGTGACTTTTCGGTTCGGTAGAGTTATACGGCTGCATTTCGAGGATTATTTTTTTCAACTCATCATTTAGCGCAGCTACTTGATCTAATCCACGTTTTTCAAATTCTTTCGAACTCTCGTAAATAGGGAATTGTGTGGCCTTTGGCGGAGTTGCCGTGAAGAGCAAAGATAGCTGCCAAATCATTTGGTCTAATGCAGACCGCAAATGCGTCACTACCTCGCCGGCCAAGATCCTAATTTCCAGTGGAATTTCCTTAAACTCTTCGACATAAACGATAACAATCTTTCTCTCAATATCGACGGTTTTAGTTATTCGAAGAGGTATGTCCATCATAAATTTTTTCCAAGCTTCTTCGAGGTCGATAAGATGTTTATGAGAGCGGGCGACCTTAAATAATATGTTGTTAAGTGCTTTCGGGTTCATTATCTCAACTGTTACCGCGCGAGGTGGCTGTCTAAATTCTGTGCACTTTTAGTCTTACTGCGCGCACAGATCGTTTCCGCAACCACTTTACTTGCACTTGAAAAATAACGCAAAAATTGACAGCAAGTCGCATGATCTACGGAATCGATGTATGGATAAGATATTGATTTTACTTAATAAATCCGTAGACTTGAAAACTGCCGACGGGGGAACCCGTTCGTGAGTTCGAATCTCACCGCTTCCGCCAGGAAACATAATTAAGCCCTTGAAATACAAGGCTTTTTTATTTACCCCGCCTCTTTAGCAGACCGCTAATTGTTGCGTTCCTGCCTCGCCAATTTACAAGTTGCGGAAACGGTTTCCGCAACCACCGTCATTTCGTCGGCTTCACGACCTCGCCAACCCTGCGGTAAACCTTCTGCGTGATCTGCTTGTCCGTGTGGCCCAGCAGCTTGCTCGCGTCCTCCAGGCTGGTGATTTCGCTGGCCGCTTTCGGTCGGATGTCGCGGAATTGGAACGCTTTAATGCGCGCGGCCAGCTCGGCCTTGCCTGCCTTCTTGGCCTCATCCGTCGCCACCGTGCGCGCGGCCTCGAACCTGCCGCGCAGCATCTTCATCGTGAGTGGTTGGCCGCCTTCCGTACACACCAGCTCGCCGCTCATCGATTGCACCAAGCGCGCCTGCAGGCGTTCAACGCACGCGCCGAGCTCCGTGAGCACGTCGTCGATCTTGAGCCGAATTCGCAGCGCGTGGCGCGTCTTGTTCTGCCGCACGTGCAGCTCGTCGTTACGGATGTCGTGTCGGCTCATCTTGAGCACGTCAGCCGGCCGCTGTCCCGACAGGTAGCTCAGGTCCATAGCGTCGCGCAGCGCTTCGCTCCCCACCTTGTAGACCGCGTCCCACACATCCGCTTCCGCGTAATAGTCTCGCGGCGTTTCCTTGTTCTTGCGTACGCCGCGGCATGGGTTGTCCCGCTGCGTGAAGCCCCATTCTCGCGCCATGTTGAAGACGTGCGAGAGCAGCGCGATCTCGCGGTTTGCCCTGACCGGCGCTGACCTAGCGTCGCGGTAGCGCGCGACGTCCTGTGGCCGAATCGCATCGATCGGCGCGGCATCGAAGACCGGCCGCAGCTGCGCCAGGCAGAGCATGTTCTCTCGCTGGGTCGACGGCTTTTTCTTCGGCAGGATGTCGCGCACGTACTGGTCGAAGGCGTACTTCATCAGCGACGCGTCCGGGGGTGCCTCAACGCACTCCAGCTCAGCCCATTTCCTTTTCGCCGCGGCCAAGTCGGTGCCGAGCGGGATCTCGACCCGTTTCCCGTCCGGATCCCGGCCGTTGTAGTAGTAGCCGGTCCACGTCTTGCCTGACTTGAGAGTTCTCGTCCGCGCGAGCATGCGCGGCGGCAGCTTCCTGCCGCTTGTTTTCGGTCGCATTTCTTACCTGTTATCGAACCTTGGAAAAATCGGGCTGCCAGCCGGTCGCCTCTGGCGCGGCCAGCAAGGCCGGGTTGATACCGGCTAGCTTCAAGCGCGCGTACAGGCGCCCGACCTTCGGTTCGCCCGCGCGGTTCCGGATGAACACCCAGCCATTTTGCGACAGCCAGTCGATCTGGTCGCTCTTGCGGCTGCACCCGGATATCTCGCAGACCTCGTCCGCGCTCAACGTTTCTGACGGCAGGGGTAGTTCGAACATTGCGCTCATCATTCACTCCTTGTTACTGTCGGCCTTATATGGCGCCGGAAACACAGTTGGCATTTCGATCATTATTTTTCCGCTCAGTAGGCGTTTCCCAGCTACAGGTAAATCACTTATTCCTGCCGTTAGGAGAGTAAGTCTGCGATCCGCGTGTGTTAGCATTGTTGAAAATTTCCAACTGGAATCAATATGAGCACGAGTTATTCTGACGCTAGGGACCCGAACGCACGGGCAAGAGCTTTTGCAATTACCACGTGCCATCGGCGCTGCGTTGATCTGCTCAAGACTGGCATTTTCTCGAGTGAGGGTATGAAATCGCCGTTGTTTGAAGCTGCGGTCGTCAATCTGCTTATCAATTTGAACGACTTGGTGCGCAAAGCAGCTAATGATGGGAAGCGAATCACTTCTACTGCCCACGTTGACGTAGTTGAGGGCGTCGGTGACGTCACCGACTTGATTACTAAGTGCCGAAATGCGGCCTGCCATATTGAAAGTCCGTTGCAGAATATCGACAGCAACCGGTGCCGATTCAATTTCGTTATCGGGCAGGGTACCGGCCCAGGTATGAATGGAGTCGAGCTGCGAAACGATTTTCAAGACGACATTGCCATCTTCTACGGCGCATATCGTCTCTACATTAAGCGCCATGTAATCGAGACGCTGCAACAGCTCGAGCAAATCTACCCGGCTGAGTTGGCCAACTGATCGGCATACATCGGTACCGGAGAAGTCGATTTGGTTCATGCGGCGGCCCGGGCAATCTGTTGCTCATGTACGAAGTTCGCGCGGATCAGCGCCTCGGACACCGGCGGGCACACGCTGTTGCCGCACATGCGCACCTGGGCGGACTTCGTCAGCTGAACGCGCGGCAGCTGCAGCGGGTTGGCAGCAGCCTGTACGCCGTCGGCGAACAGCAAGGCCGGATTCGGGATCGCCTCGATGACGTAATCGGCCGGGAAGCCCTGCGCCAGGTACAGCTCGTGCGGCGCCAGCATGCGCAGGCCGATGTCGACGATCTCGTAGTCGACGCCCTGGATCGTGACCAGACCGAAGCGGTCCTTCGTCGTCACGGTGTGCAGTGGTTCCTCCAGGCGCGGATCCTGATCGGCGCCGTAGTACTTGACCAGGAAGGCGCGGACCTCGGCGTGATGCTGTCCGCCGGCGCTGACCGTGTGCAGCGGCTCGTCGACGGGTGCCGTGCTGCTCGTGCCGCGCAGCTTCACCAGCGTTCCGGCTACCAGGCCAAGCGCATGCGGCGCGCCCGCTGGGTTCTCCTTCGGGCCAGCCGTGATAGTCGGTACCGGATCGCCGAGGTCGCTGCCGGTCGAACCAGTGCGGAACTTCGTCAGGTGCGCGTGCACCAGGCTGTGGTGGTCGGTGCTCGTGACCGTGCCGATCGGGTCGACCAGCTCGGACCCGACGACGCCGGTATAGTGCTTCGCGAGGAAGGCCACTCCGACTGCCGTGTCACCCTTCGCCGTGATCGTGGCTGTCGGCTCGTCTACGCCGCGCGGACGGCTGTCCCCGGCTCGGCCACCGACCCCGACCAGCGCAGCCGATACCAAACCGAAGTGCCCGCCCTTCACCTGGCCGCAGATTGTGCGCATCGGCTCGCCGGCCGCAAACACACGCTGCGTGCTGGCGTTCGCGTGCTCGTTGAGGAACGCCGTCACCAGCGCGCGCTCGCCACGGTTCGCACCGGTAACCGTGCGCATCGGCTCGTTGACCGCTTCGACGCGGTCGCTTCCCTGATGTGTGAGCGGCACGATGAACGGATTCGCGGCGTCGAAGACGTAGCGCATGATGCCCTTGGCGATACGGCGCATGGTGGCCTCGGCCAGCGGGCGCTTGCGACCGAAGATGCTCGGGCACGGTAGGGACCAGTCGATGCACTCGGCGGCCGTCCGGTGGGGCTGCAGCAGTCCGGCCAGCACGCCGCGCGAGTCCGGAGCGCCGTGCGTCGGCACCGGCCAACGGATTGGCAGGCCGTCGCGCCGCGCGACCAGGAAGAAGCGCTTCCGGATCGTCGGCGCGCCAAAGTCGCACGCGCGCAGCTCGCGCCACTCTACGTGGTAGCCGTGCTCACGCAGCTGGCGGACAAAGCTATCAAACGTCTTGCCTCGCTTCGCCGGATCCGGGCGCGCCTTGCCGTCGGCGTCGATGATCAGCGGCCCCCACGTTTTGAACTCCTCGACGTTCTCCAGCATGATCACGCGCGGCTTGCATTTCGCGGCCCAGCGCAACGCGACCCATGCGAGGCCGCGGATGCGCTTCTCGACCGGGGCGCCGCCCTTCGCCTTGCTGAAATGCTTGCAGTCCGGCGACAGCCACACCAGCGCGACAGGCTGATTGTTCGTGACTTTGATCGGGTCGACCTCCCACACGCTTTCGCACAGGTGCTTCGTGTGCGGATGGTTCATGGCGTGCATGGCTAGTGCTTCGGGGTCGTGGTTGATCGCGATGTCAACCGGGCGGCCGAACGCAGCTTCCAAGCCGGTACTCGTGCCGCCGCCGCCAGCGAAGTTGTCGATGATCAGCTCGTGGCCCAGGTCGAGGGACAGAGTGAAGGCGTCGCGCTTCATTCAGTTTTTCTCCTGCGTGTCGTTGGCCTGTAGCTTCTTGAAGTCCGGCAGGGCGCGGCGCTGCATGTGCCGGCGCGCGACAGCCTTCAAGACAATTTCAAGGGTCGGGTTCTTGAGCGCTTCGTCGAGCGAGGCGATCATGTGCAGCTTGCTGTGCACGTACTCGAGCGCGGCGCGGTCTGGTTCGATGGGCGTCATGTCAGGCTCCGTCGGCTGCCGGGCGCGTCGCTTCGATGCCGAGCACGCGGCTGAGGGCGGATTCGATCGCGGCATCGCCGTGTGCGGTCATCAGACCGCACAGGCGGGCGGCAAACATGCGTGCGCGCTCGTTGAGGTCTTCCGGGCAGTCGCGTACGGCGCCGTCGGCTGCGTGCAGCATGACGTCGCGGATAGTTTTCGCGGTGGCCATCAGCGCGCTCCGGCGACGACGGTGATGCCGCACGGTTGGTCTCCCAGCAGCTGCGCCGTCAGCATTGCGGCTTCGCTGCTCGAGCGGGCCAGGGCGCTGAACGTCAGGCACGTGGTGGCCGTGCGCGCCGTGATCAGGTAGGGGCGCATAGTTAGACGCTCCCCAGTTGGAACAGAACGATTCCGATGATGATCACGGCCGCGAGTGCCGTAATGCCGTCGACGATCAGATCGTGCTGGGTGTAGCGGGTGGAGGCGAGCAGCTTCGCGTGCTCTGCGTCGTGCGTTGGGTGGGCTTCCATCGTGTTCTCCTGAGAACTGTGTCGATGGAATGAACTATACACGAATGAATAAACAATGCAATACGTGAATGGATAATTGCGCGATGTAGTGGTCTTACGATTCCGCGTTTAGAAAGAAAAAGGCCCGCACGTGGCGGGCCGGTAAGGGGGAAGTGTGAAGCGCCTAGAGAGCCTTGACCACTGATTTCATGTCGTAGAGGTCTTTATCTGCACAGTTCTGGTCCCATGGCTCGGCTTCGCGGTGCATCGCTCCTCTTACGAACGAGACTTTTTCAAGGTTGACGCCACCAAACCCGTTCCGTGCTCTGTAGATGATGCACACTACGCTCGCGTCATCGTTTGCGCGGATAGCCTCCCATTTCGCAGAGTCCGGTTCTCGCAAAGACGATTTGATCGCGGCGACTACACCAGCTGTCGTGTTGAATCGTGCGCGTGCAGCAGCCTTCTCAGCTTTTTGCTGGGGTGTTTCAGGCGGGATGCTCGCCTCTCGTTTCGGGCTGAAAACGGCTATCGCAACCACGGCCGCGAACACGGTGGCCCATATCTTAGTAGAGGCAGTGGTTTTCGGCTTCGGCTTCGCGCCGCAGTGCGGGCAAGCCCCTGCTTGATCGCTGACTTGGCCGCCGCATTCGTGGCATTTGATAAGAGCCATCAGATTCTCCTGCCGGCATCACTGCGTGCCGTCTCGCACGCGCGATTATATCCCGACGGGAATACTCGATTCTCTCGAATTATTTCATCGGCGAAATAAAAGCCGCTGAGCCACACGAGACGTTAGAAGGGCAATTCCTCTTCGATCGCGGCCGGCTGGTCTAGGTCGACTTCTTTGATCTGCAATTCCTCAAGCTGGATCAGGGCCAGCAACAGATGAGTTTGGAAAGGAGCGTATGCTCGAAAGCCGTTTTTCTCGACCGAGATCAGCATGATTGGCGAGGTCTTGAAGTGGGGACGCAGACGATAGAGCAGATCGTCTCCCGGACCGGCCTGGGTGAATTGTGAATCGACGATCACAACAATGATAGTCGAGCCGTACGGCTCGATTTCGGCGTACGGGAGCCTCATCAGATAAAGTCGACCTGTAAGCGCACGACCCGACCGATGATCTCAGTTTCCTCATCAGCGCGCCTCCGGCTATATTCCGGCAGCCGGTTATCTGATGCTAAATACCAAAGTCCGCTTTCGCGCTCCAACCGCTTCACGACTGGTTTTTGGTTGTGGTTAACCGCAAACAGGTCCCCATCGACTGGGGCGCGGTCGGCCGTGTTGACGATCACGACGTTCCCTTCGCGCATAGTAGGGTACATGCTCTCGCCCTTGACCTTCAGGGCTACCAGTTTGCTGGGGTTTAGTCGCTTCGCCAACACCCAATCCATCGGCAGACTTAGGACGATGCCATCGTCATATTCGAAATCCCCATCGGTCCCGTCAATACCGGCATGGATCACACGTTTCAGCATCCGAACCCCTACGAATTTCCCGCTTTCCTGATCGTCTACCGATACCTTCATTGTCTCGGCAGCTGGCTGATCAGCTTCCGCCCGTGGCTCCCGCTGCATCGGGCCAATTCCCTCGAACAGCCATTGGAACGACACATTGCACGCCTCAGCCAGGCGAACGATGGTGTGAGCTTCTGGCCCTTTTTTCCCCACGCCCTTCAGGATGCGGTTGATAGTTGGTTGCGGGACATCGGACAGACGAGCAAGTGCATTCTGCGATGGGATACCCGCCGCTTTCATCGCTTGGTCAAGTCTGCTGGCAATAGTCATCCGTAGACTATACGCGCGCGTATAAGGAAGGGGCAAGTCTCTATTCATTTAAGTATTGCGCATCTATCCATTCGTGTATAGACTGTTCGCATGGACAAAGACATTTCGACCCTTCTCAGGGAAATCAAGGCGGCTACAGGGTGGAGTGAGACACGAATTGCGTCTGAACTGGACACCTCTCAGCCAACGGTTAACCGAATCCTCAAAGGACAGCCACAGTGCCTAAGCAGCACGCTGGCGGCGATAACCCGGCTGCACAAAAAGCATTGCCGCAGTCACCCCAAGCGAAGTCGGGCTGACCTGAACTCTACTTCCTAAGAGCCCCGCCACTGTCGTTTCGATATTGGCATGTCCAAATTATTGCCCAAGACACATTTCTACGCTTCATTATTTTTCAGGTTTTCACATGAACTACAAAGACGCCTTCCACAAGACCGTGCACTCCTACCCGGGCGGCGTAGAGGCGCTGGCGCAGCGCATGGGCTATACCACTGGCCTGCTGCGCAACAAGGCAAATCCCAACTCGACGACCAACGTGCTGACGATGGACGACGCGTCACGTGTCATGGATTTTACGAGCGACTATTCGGTACTGCATGCACTGGCCGAGCAGCACGGGTTTACGCTGACGAAGGTCGAGGAACAGGCTCCATCGGAGCTGAGCGTGTTCGAATCGATGACGGGCATCCTCGCCCAGTTCGGCGAGTTCAGTCAGGAAGTGCACCAGGCGTTCGCAGACGGCCGACTGGAGCCGCGTGAGCTGAAGGACATCGAGGCTGCGATGTTTTCGGTTTTCCGGCTCTTCATGCAATTCCGCGCGCGGCTGGATGGGATGGCCGAAAAATGACGCGCTTTCGCCCCCGCGAGACCTATGCGCAGCTTCAGGCGCAAATCGAAAAATCCTTGACGCCGGATGGGGCCACAGTGCGCGACTTGAGCGCAGCCCTTGGCGTCGGCCAGTCCGTGGTCCGCCACCGCCTGCTCGAGCTGGAAGAGGCCGGTCGCGCTCATCATGTTCCGTTGGACGAGCTGGGCCGGCCGGGCGCGGCCCACGTCTGGGTGCCTGGTCCTTCGCCACGTAACACGCAAGAGGAGCGGCAGCGCATCCAGGCGGCACGCCGCGAGCGCACCACCCGCCTGATGCCCAGACCGATATCAGCGCCGCACCAGGTCACGTACAGCACCTATCCGGCCAACGACAACCGCGACCCGCTCGTGGCTGCATTGTTCGGCGCCGGCCCGGGAAGGAGAGCGTCGTGAGCCTCGCCAGCCTGGGCCCGATGTGGGAGGGCCACAACGCCAAGCCGATCGACCCGGCCGCCACGCGCTTCAAGGCCGCGCCGGCGCTCGTGCGCGATGAGTGCGACGGCTGCGTGTTCTGCGGCCAGCGCGCGGCCGTGTGCCGCCAGGTTGAAGCGATCGCCGCCGCCAACAACATCATCGACTGCGAAGGCCGCCTTGCCGACGGCAGTTCGGTCATCTACGTCGTCGACAAGAGCGATCCCCGCCAGATGGATCTGCTGCAAGGAGTGAAGTAATGGCAAATCCCTGGTTCCGCATGTACGCGGAGTTTGCGCACGACCCGAAGGTGCAGATGATGCCCGAGTCAATGCAGCGCCGGTACATCATGCTCATGTGTATGCGTTGCAGTAACGCCCTCGTAACGTTACACGATGAAGAAATCGCGTTTCATCTTCGTATCAACTCGGCAGAACTGGCCGAAACGAAGGCGCTTTTCGTCGCAAAAGGCTTCATCGACGAGGCCTGGAATCTGCTGAACTGGGAAAAGCGCCAGTTCGCGTCGGACAGCAGCGCCCAGAGGGTGGCGAAGCATCGTGCGGCCAAGAAAGCGGCGGCAAAAGAGGCGAGTAACGACGATGAAACGTTACAGCAACGGGAAAGTAACGCCCTAGATACAGATACAGATACAGAAGAAGAACTACATACGCCGCCTGACGGCGCCGGCGATATGCAGCGCTGCCCGGTGGGCACGTTGGTGAACCTGTACCACGAGCTGATGCCGAACAACCCCCGGCTGCGCGTCCTCAACGACACCCGCAAGCGCCTGATCCGTGCGCGCTGGAAGGAAGCGGCTGCCCTCGATTGCGAGCCATTCGGCTACACGACGCGCGCTGCCGGCATCGAAGCATGGCGGACCTTCTTCGTCGTCTGCGCTGAATCGAAATTTCTCACGGGCCGCACGCCATCCGTCGGTGGCAAGCCCCCGTTCATGGCCGACATCGACTTCCTCTTCTCCGCGAGCGGATTCGCGAAGACCCTCGAAAACAAGTACCACCGGGATGCAGCATGACTGACCTGACACACGATGACCATTCCGTATCGATCCGCGCCGAACAGCACGTCCTGGGCGCGCTCCTCGTCGACAACGACGCCCTCGACCGCATCGGCGACCTGGACGGCGCCCACTTCTACCGCCACGACCATCGACTGGTCTTCGACGAGATCCGGCGCCAGGTGATGGCCGGGCAGCGTAGCGACCCGATGACCCTGATGTCGGCGCTGCAGGGCAAGGTCGAGAACTGCCTGCAGTACCTCGGCAAGCTGCGCGCGTCTGCCGTCAGCGCGGTGAACATTCGCCGGCATGCCGAAATCATCATCGACAAGGCTGCGAAACGCGCGCTGCATGCCTTGAGCATCGAGATGGGCGAGTTGGCCGCGTCGCCAGCGCCGGCGAACGTGTGCGTTGACCTGGTCGCGTCGAAGCTGGAAGGCCTCGCGCAGACCCGTGCCGTGCAGGAGCCGGAGCGCCTAAGCGAGATGATGACCGATTACGCGGACCTGCTCGAGCAGCGCATGAGTGGAATCCTCCGCCCGGTGCAGACTGGATATCGCGACCTCGACGAGCAGCTGGACGGCGGCCTGGAGCGCGGCACCTTGACCGTCGCCGCCGGTCGGCCCGGCATGGGCAAGACGGCCTTTGGCCTGGGCATCTCGCGCAACGTCGCGGTCGACGGCGTGGCTTTGTTCTATTCGATGGAGATGTCGCGGATGCAGGTCATGGACCGCAACGTGTCCGCGCTCGGCCGCATCCCGCTCGCGTGGCTGCGCAAGCCCGGCGACAGCCAGGCCACCAACAGCGCGGACCATCAGTACTGGGACGCGATCAGCCATGCATTCCGTAAGGCGCAGGAGATGAACCTCGTGATCGATGCCCAGCCGGGCCTCAACACGCTCGAGATACGGGCGAAGGCGCGCAAGACGAAGCGGCAGATGGGCGCGCTCGACCTGATCGTGATCGACCAGCTCAGCTTCATCACCGGCGGCCAGTCCGAGAAATCGTACGAGGTCGTGGGCGAGCACACGCGCGCGTTGGTCGCGCTGGCCAAGGAACTCGACTGCGCCGTGATCCTGCTGTGCCAGTTGAACCGCGAGTGTGAGAAGCGCCCGAACAAGCGCCCGATCATGGCCGACCTTGCGCTGTCCGGCAGCATCGAGCAGGACGCAGCGAACATCCTGTTCCTGTACCGGGACGAGGTGTACAACGACGACACGCCGGACAAGGGCATCTGCGAGGTGAACTGCGAAAAGCTGCGGCAGGGCCGGCCGGGTGTCGTCGGCCTGCAGTACATCGGCGCGCAGACTCGATTCGAGGACGTGACCGAACGCTGGTATCCGCAGCGTGCCGCGCCGGCGGGCCCGGCGCCGCGGGTGGGCGGGTTCGGCGCCGCCCGCCGCGCGGGAGCTCCAGCGTGAGTGCGTCCGTCTTCAAGAAGGGCCGTGTCTACCACTTCCGCTTCCAGGTGGCGGGCCGGCGCGTGCAGCGCAGCACCGGCATGACGAACAAGGCCGCCGCCGAGGCCGTCGCCCGGCGCGAGCATGACGCCGCGGTGGTTCGCGCCAACGGCGGCCAGCCTGTGCCGACGCTGGACCAGCTGGTGCACGACTGGATCGCCGTGCACCGGCCGGTGGCGAGCGGGGCGCACATTGCCAGCGTCGAGAAGTTCCGACGGCTGCACATGTACGGCCTGGGCGACAAGCGAATCGGTGACGTCACGACGGACGACGTCGAGCGCGCGCGCAACGAGCACTTGAATGGCCGGGCGCCGTCGACGGCCAATCACTGGCTCCGGATCCTCAAGCTGCTCACGCTGTGGGCCGTGAAGCGCAAGATCCTGGCGGCGTCGCCGTGGCGCGTGCCCATGCTCAAGGTGCAGAAGAAGCCGCGCCCGTTCCTGCCTGTAGACGTCGCCCGCACCTTCTTCGACGCCATCGACACCGCGACGGCTCGCGCGCCAGCGAAGGCCACGGCCGTGCGCCTGATGTTCGGTCTGGGCCTGCGCGAGGGCGAGACGCTGACGGCGCGCTGGGAGTGGTTCGACTGGGAGCGCTCGACGTACACGCCTGGCATCACGAAGGGCAGGGAGGCGGAACCGATACCGATGCCGCGCTGGCTGCGGGACTACCTCGCGCCGCTGCGCCAGGTGGAGGGGCTCGTGGTCACGAAGGCAAACGGCCAGTCGTACGGCGCCGGCTTCACGCGCCAGGTGCTGGGCAAAGCCAACGCCGCATGCGCGATCAAGGGCATCACGCCGCACCGCCTGCGCGGCACGTTCGCCACGCTGCTGTCGGAGGAGGGCGTGCCGATTCAGACCATCCAGAAGGTGATGCGCCACAAGAGCCACCTGACGACGATGGGCTACCTGGAGAAGAACCTCGACACGGCCGTGCGCGCTGCCGACGTGATCGGCGAAAAGACGGGACTGAGTGGCGCAAAAGTGGCGCGCATCGCCGCATAGCGACCGTAAATCCAAGCAGTGCAGATTATCTACAGTCATCGGATATTGGCCCAGCCGAGCGCCCGATGAGCCGGCAAGCCGCGCGCCGACCTGCGCGGCACACTGAAAGGATGGTATGCCCGACGAAGACAAGCCACGCGTGGCCCTCGCCCAACTGGTGCGCGACATGCGCGATAACATTGCTGCCCACATCGAGATCAGCCAGCTGCAGGCCCGCGTGACGCGCGCCAAGTATCTGGCTCTGGTCAAGGAGGGTTTCACAGAGCAGCAAGCACTGGAGCTCTGCAAGTAATGCGCGGGCCGAACCCGGACTTCATCTGCGGCTTCTGCGAGCACTTCACCATGAAGGATGCGGAGCCGCAGTACACCGAGCTTGGACTCGGCCGGTGTCATGGTTTTGACAACGACAACCAGACGCCGGCACGCTACGTCGAGTGGGACGCGGGGTGCGTTTTGTTCCGCCGCGACGTCGTAAGTTGGCAGGCTCGCAAGCGCTTCGTGGAGCAGCAGCGCGAATTGAAGGAGGCCAGTCTGCAACAGGGCGGAAATAGTATAAAAAATATTGAATGATCGCCGGAAATTTCCTGTTGGAACGGGCTAAAATTTCACCTGTAACCCAACAGGAGAAACACCATGTCCACCATCGCGATCCACGGCATTTTTGCTACCTCGAACATCCGCCGCGTGCGTCGTGAAGAGGTGGCAAAACCCGCCTTCCAAAAGCCCGATCCGTACGCCCAGTTGATGGCGTGCTGGGCCGACTACATGCGCACCGACGACCGCGACTTGGGCGTCGGCGGCATGAAGCTGGCCAGCGACGCGGAACCGGACGTGAACGTGCACGACGCGCAGCGCGCCGCCGACATGAAGATGGGCGAGGCCGTCAACGCGATGGTCGACAGCCTGACTGTGCTGCAGCGTGCGGCGATCTACCGCAGCCAGGGCATCGCCACCGCGTGGCGTTTCGCGAGTTCGAACTACGAGGCTGTGTTGCTCCAGGCGCGCGAGGACCTCGAAGAGAAGTTGAAAAAGAATCTTGCAACGCGAATTTATTTCTTGTAGAGTTCGGTCACTGGGCGATTTCGCACGTCCAGAGAAAAGTAGAGCCCGCCACTGAGCGGGCTTTTTTTCGTTTACGACCAGCCTGAAGGGCAATACAGCATGACGAAGAAGATCCGCATCGAGAACGCCGATACCTCGCACCACAACGTGAAGGTGACCGTGCAGCGCAAGAACTCGGACGGCGAGTGGCAGGACGTTCCGGCCGAAGCCATCGATATCAACAGCCCGACGCAGATGGTCGAGAAGTACATCCATTCGCACCAGCGGCTGGTCATCGAAGAAGTGGCGTAACCGCATTCGCACCTGATCATCACGTAGAAGCGCGACGAAACGCGCATGGGATCAGAGTTGCCTGATGGGTTCCGGAGTGCCCACCCGGATAGCCCCAAACGACGGCACGATACGATTACACGAACTTGCCTTGGCATTGGCCAGAACAGACGAGCGCAGCCCCAGGCGCGCGTGACGTCACCGGACGCTGTAACCGGTATGAATTCGATTGTCTCCTGCTCGTGGTCGTTGCCAACCGCGCTCCGAGCATTTGCCCGCCGCCGTGCGGGCTTTTTTATTCCCCAATCAGCGTGAGGTACCGATGTCCACCGAGAACAAACGAAAGCCGCCCCGCGTGTCCGGCCTGGTCGCTCGTCAGGCGCGCGCCGCCTCGACGACGGCCGATACGCTGGCCCTGATCCTCGCCGAGCTGCAGCAGCTGCGCCGCGAGATGAAGGAGCGCGACGCCTACTACGAATCGGTCGGCATGCCGGTACGCCCGATCGCCGAGGGCTGATCGTGAGCGTCGAAGAAGAGCTTGCATACCTGCGCTATAAGGTGCAGCGGCTCCGTGAGCAAGTAGCCTACGACCGAATGCGGAGGGAAGCATGCCGAGCCTGATCCTGATCTACCGCGACCGCATCGTGCGCGCCGTGGTCGGTACCCGCCCGGCTATCCTGGCGAAGGAGGCCGACACTGTCGCCCTTGACCGGCTTTGCCGCGGACTGGTTGATGCCGAGGAGGCGAAAGCGCTGCTGTGTGCGAAGGGCTACGGCGCGCCCGCGCAGTCGCTTGTCGACCTGGTGCGCGCGCTGCCGCCTGCCGCTCGCTGATGGCCTGGGGTTCGAAGTCGCGGCACGAGCGCGGATACGACTCCACGTGGGTCCGGGTGCGGAACGCCGTCATGAAGCGCGACGAAGGCGAATGCCAGCCGTGCAAGCGGGCCGGCCGCACAACGCTGGCCACTGCGGTAGACCACATCACCAGCAAGGCCACTGCTCAGCGCCTGCGCTGGACGCGCGCTCAGATTGACGCGCCGTCGAACCTGCAGGCGATCTGCACGCCCTGCCATGACGCCAAGACCGAGGCCGAGCAGGGAAAAACGAAGCGGGTCAAGCGCCCGGTCGGCGACGACGGCTGGCCCACCTGAAGGCGGCCTAGCGGCGCATTGTTGCTGGTTTGCAACGAAATCCCGGTGCGACCCCCGGGGGTGGTCGAATCTCTGGGGCAATCCGCGCAAGGGACCGCCGCCTCCCTCTTTTCGCACAACCGCGAAATGAAACTTTTTTTTCTGGAGAGTTGACGATGGCCGGGAGGCGCCCAACACCGACCGCACTGAAGCTGGTCAAGGGCAACCCCGGCAAGCGCGCGATCAACAAGAAGGAACCGAAGCCGCGCGCGAAAGCGCCGACGTGCCCATCGCATTTGCCTCCGAAGGCGAAAGCGGTCTGGAAGAAGCTGTGCACGCTGCTGTTGAAGATGGGCGTGATGACCGAGGCCGACGGCCTGGCGCTGGAGCGGCTGTGCGACTGCTACGCCGACATCTTGGCGTGCCGGGAGTTGGTCGAGCGCGATGGCCGCACGTACACGACCATCGACCAGAACAGCAACACCCTCATCAAAAACAACCCGGCGGTGAACCAACTGCGCGCGGCCGATGCCCAGTTCAAGAGCTACCTCGTCGAGTTCGGGTTGACCCCGGCGGCGCGATCGAAAGTGAACGTGGACCTCGATGACGACGAAAAGGAAGACCCGCTCGGCAGCTACTTCAGCTGATCCGGTCACCCAGTACGCGCGCGAGGTCGCGGCCGGCACGCGCATCGCCGGTCCGCACGTGCGCGCTCAGTGTCGCCGCCACCTCGCCGACCTGGAAAACGGCGCCGCG